ACCGAGACGCAGGAGATCGATGACAACGAGAACCTGCCCGACCGCGTCGAGGCGTCGCCGGACTCGCCGACCTACGTCGTGATCGTGCCCGAGCAGACGCCGCCCATCGGGCTGTACAAGGCCGCCGATCTAGAGATGGCCGAGGTCAGTCCGGACGTCGACCCTGTCAACTCGCTATCTGACGAGGCGGCCGAGGCGATGGCCAGCGGCTGTGCAGAGTGCGAGACGGCTGAACTCGGCGACTGGTCACCGCCCCAGTCCTGGCGCAACTCCTCGACGCCGGCCCGGGTCATCGCTCTCGACGCCTTCCAGTCGATGGGCGGCGACTTTGACGGCTGCGTTCGAGAGATGCGCGGCAGCGTGTCACGGCCGGAGAACTTCTGCGGTGCGTTCCTCGATTACGTTTTTGGTGGCTACACGTACTGGAGGGGCGACAGCTTCCTGCCGGGGGACTGAGCGATGCCTGACGACCCAACTGATGACCTCCGCGAGGAGTTCATCCAGGCCATCCGTCAGCGCTTCCAGCGCCTTCGCGACGATATCGAGCGCTGGGTTGGCGAGGAAGACATCTTCGGCCTGGACGAGGACGGCCAGGCCGCGGCGACAGCTGCCGACCTGCCCGACGATGCGCCGGACGTCTTCCGTTTCCAGAGCGACCGGCAGCAGGTCGGCGCCTTCCTCGACTGGCTAGAGAATCGCATCGACGAGGACGTCCTCGAGCCGACGTCGGTCCCACAACAGGAGTCGGGCGAGCACTGGACGGCTGCGTTCATCCGACAGTCCTATGCGCAGGGCTGGCAGGAAGGGCGGGCACGCCTCCGAACGGTCGGTGTTTCCATCGGCTCGCAGCTTGAGGTCGAAGAGATACTGCAGGTGCCGGTCGCCGAGCGCGACCTCCGTCGGCTGTACACCCGGGCCTACGAGAATCTGGAATCGGTCACCGATGACACTGCCGAGCCGGTTCGGAACACGCTGACCGAGGGCTTTGCGAAGGGCTGGAACCCACGCAAGACCGCTCGCGAACTCGACCAGGCAGTCGAGGGCCTGCAGCGGTCGCGAGCGGAGACGCTGGCCCGAACGGAGACTGTGAACGCATATACTGACTCGACCGTCTCGCGGTACAAGCGCGCCGGCGTCGACACCGTCCAGCACGGCGAGTGGGCCGACGCGAACGACAGTCGGGTCTGCCCCATCTGCAAGCAGCTGGACGGGCGGGAGATACCGCTGTCGGGCATCAACGACGAGACGTTCACGTTCGAGCCCGACGACGACGAGCCCGACTGGCTCGCCGGCGAGTACCCAGTGAAGCCACCGGCACATCCTAACGGGAGATGTGTAATCATGCCGATAATCAGCTGACACCTCTGGAGGACACCGCACATATGACAGAAGTACAAGTAGAGAGTCGCATCGCCGGCCTCGCCGAAGGCGAGTCGGGACACCTGATCTCCGGCATCGCAATCGGTGAGGACGACATCACGTACGGGCTCGAGCAGCAGCGCAAGGTCTGGACGGCACCCGAGCTGCGTGCTGCCGCATCGACACTCGTCGGTACGCCGTTCAAACCGCTGCACTCTGAGCAGGAGGTCGGCAAGGTCGTCGACGCGGGCTACGAGCCAGGTCGCGGCGTCATCTACGAGGCCGAGCTCTGGGACAGCAAGCTCGCGAAGGGCGTCGATGAGGGGCGACTGACCGTCTCTATCGAAGCGAAGCATGCTGACGGCGGCGAGGTGGAGACGCCGCGCGGCAAGGCGATGGCGGCGACGGATATCAAGTTCACCGGCATCGCCATCGTCCAGAACGGCGCGGCCCCATCCGCGACAGCCGAGCCTGGCGAGGCAGCAGCACTCTCGCCGGCCCAGATTCACACGGCACTTGCCGACGTCCCGACAGCCGAGCTCGACGTTGAGGGCACGACCATCGACGCGACCCCTCCAGTGGCAGTCTACAACGCTGCCCGTGAGGCGCTGAACGCCAAGGAGGAGTACGACCTCGCCGACTGTGGGACAGGCGTCGGCGAGATGCGCGCCGAGCAGATCGTCGCCGGCGACCTCTCGCCGGAGGACTTCACGGGCGGCGAGAACACGGCCATCCCGACGTATCTCGACTCTCACTCGGAGGACGTCAAGGGCATCGACGAGCCGCCGACGCAGTGGGGAGAAGAGACGTGGACTGATGGCTGCGGCCCAGTCCAGTACGCCCTCTGGGGCGGCACTGCCACTGGCACTGGTCTGGACTGGGCTCGCTCCGTCGAAGGCGAGATCCGGGCTGCGATGGACGACGAATCCGCAAGTGAGGCGGGGCTGGCGATGATAGAAGAGGTCGGCATCGGCGATGTCGTCGCCTGGCGGACAGGCAACGGAACGCTCGCCTACGGGAAGGCCCGCGGCACGATCACGTCGGGGAGCTACGACGGCGTCCTCGATGTCGAGCGGCGTGTCACGGCGCCGGCGGTGCTGATCAAGCGCTACCGGCCGGTCCAGGGCGGCGACTGGGAACCCGACGAGCGCCAGCTCGCCCGCAACCCCGAGTCGGTGGCGGTCATCGACGGCGGCTTCCCGGCGGCGCCGGCCCAGCAGATGACGATGGCAGCCGAGGCCGAGCACGCCGACGGCGAGGGCCAGCCGACCGTCCCGGCCACCTGCCGCGAGTGCGACGAGAACGAGCGGACGTTCAACACGATGCGGTGTCCGGAGTGTCACCCAGAGATGACCGAGGACGACCACCCGCCGCCGAATATCGAAGCGTGGCGCGACGAGTCCGCGGCCGAGGCACAGATTCCGTACGAGGTTACCAACATCACCACTGAGCAAGTCACGGGCAGCGACGGCCTGGGCTTCACGGACGACCAGTGGGACGGCGACGCCGCTATCGCTGGGATGCCGAACCCGTCTGAGGACGAGGACGCGCCCGACGTCCTCGACCAGGCCCACATGGCGGTCCCAGCCGACACCGACGCTCGCGACTCGAAGTCCTCGTGGAAACTCCCGTTCCGGACCGGTCCCGACGCGGCCGTCAACACTCGCGCACTGGTCGCGATCGACTCCGCGCTGTCGGGTGGCCGCGGCGGTGTCGACGGCATCAGCGAGGGCACGATGGCAGACATCTCCGACCGCGTCCAGTCGCTGCTTGAGGCGGCGCCGGACGACATGTTCGGAGCTGGCGACGATGCCGCGGCAAGCACGCCCCGCCCGCAGTTCCGTGAAGGCAGCACCGTCTCCTGGGACTGGTCGGACGGCACAGCGTACGGGCGCGTCGCCGACTGGTTCTGGGAAGACGGGACTGTCGAACGAACCATCGACGGCACAACCGTTACTCGCGACAGCGACGACGAACCAGTCTACGTTCTGGACGTCTGGCGCGGCCTCGCCGACGATGCCGATGGTGAAGGCGAGTTCTCCGGCCAGGCGCTCAAGAGTGAGAGCGAACTCGAACCGTGGGACGATGCGCCGGAGTCGGCCCAGATGGCCGGCACTATCCCAGGGGCCGATGACGCACCGCGGGCCGAGGACCCTGGGGCAGCTACGGACGGCGACGCGACGGACACGCACAGCGCAGTAGACGCCGATAGCGACACGGGGACTGCCCGGTCGCAGGAGGCAGCTATGTCTGACGAAAACAACGACAACAACGACGAAGACATCACCGAGCTCAAGGCTCGGCTGAGCGAGAAGGCAGACCGTATCGCACAGCTGGAGGAAGACGTCGAGTCCCTCCGCAAAGAAAACGACAAACTGGCCGACCAGGCCGAAGCCGTCGACGAGGCCGAGGCCGCCTTCGCCGCAGCGCTGGCCGACCACGTCCCGCGAGATGCGGAGGCGCTGCAGGCAGACCTCTCGCTGTCGCAGATGCGCGAGTGGATCTCGGATATCGACGAGGCCAGCGTTGAGGAGGCCGCCGCAGCCGAGCCGACCGTCCGCTCGGGCTCGGGCGGCCAGGAGGCCACGCTCTCTGAGGGTGAGCGCGAGCGCAAGCAGGAGATCGAGTCCCGGCTGTCGGACCTTGAGGAGAAGGACGGACCTCTCGCCGAGAAGGAGACCGAGCGCCTCGAAGCAGAACTCGCCGACATCACGGGAGGTGCATCCTAGATGAGCCTCAACCCTGGCCAGTCCCACAAGGGCGACGCCCAGCACACGGAGACCCGCACTGCGGCCGAGTCCCTGTCGTCTGGCGACGCCGTCGCCTGGTCACGGCCGACGACACCACCGACACGACCGTCTACGGTGTCGTTGGCTACTACCCCGACGGTATCGAGAGCGGCGACGACGTCCTAGTGACGTACAGTGGGCCAGTCGTCGCGAACGTCGCCGCAGACGTCGGACCCGGTGTCGAGCTCGGCGCCTCGGCTACCGAGGGGCAGCTGGCTGGCGGCACGTCGGCAAAGGGCATCATGACGATGTACGCCGAGGGCACGGCGCCGTCGGGCATCCCGGACGTTCCGGACGGTTACGCCCACGCCGACATCTAACCACGCAGTAACACACGTTTCACACAGGAGGATATCAAATGGCACTCCCTAACATCGAGCAGATAGTCGATCCGCAGTCCGTCGCCGAGATGGCCGCGGATCGTGTTGAGGCACAGACCGTCGTCCGAGAGTTCTTCCAGTCTCCGCCCGGAGGCATTCCGGATGGAGCGGGCGAGTCGTTCCAGGTTCCGGTCCCAGCCGAAGAGCTAGGACTCCCCGAAGAGGTCGAGCCTGGCGCGGACACCAGCTACGACCGCGAAGAGTACAGCCGACCGGAGATCGTCCGCCAGATCTTCAAGAAGGGCTCGAAGATCCCTGAGGAGGACATCAACGACAACATCTTCGACCTGGTGCAGGACCACGTCGACGGCCACGCGAAGAACATGGCCAAGAAGCTGGACCGCGCTGCGTTCGCCGTCCTCGACGACGCTGCGCCTGCCGGCGAAGCCGTCGGCGACGACGACGGCACGCTCGGCTTCCAGGACATCAACGCCGGCATCACGGAGCTGGCCAACCGCGCAGAGGACGGCTTCACCGCCGACGCTGCGCTCGTCGGCCCCAGCGGGAAGGAGTCGCTCATCAACTACCTGGCCGACCGTGGGACCGACCTCGGTGACGAGGCGGTCGAGAACGGCATGCTCGGCGAGTTCGCTGGCATCAGCTTCTACTTCACGAACAACGTCACTGTTGGGCAGAACGAGGCTATCGTCGTCGACACCGACGAGTTCGGCTACGAGGGCGAGTGGCAGCCCGTCGACACCGACCAGGAGACGGACTTCGACGCCGACGCGATCAAGATGAAGATCAAGGCCGCGTACGGCTGGACGGACAAGCGAGATGTCGCCGCTGTTCGCGTCCAGGGCTGACCCATGGCCCACGAGCTTCGAACGACACACGACCAAGGGTTTACCGGCACACTGACACTCGGATTCGCGCCTGACGGCGAACTATCCTTCGAGGACGGTGTGGCGACCGTCTCGGGGCGGACTGTCGCCGAAGACATCGCCAGTCGGTACGCGAACATCACACTCGCCGGCGACGTCAACGTGGCCGACGCTGCCGATGCCACCGAGACAGCACGTACCAGCGACGAGGCCGCGTTCGACCCAGCCGAACGCACACTCGACGAGCTCGAAGACGAGCTAGCCGAGCGAGACCTCGACAACGCGCAGCTGCAGCGCATCAGAGACGCTGAGGCCAGCAGCGACGACCGCGCTGGGGCGCACGACCTCATCGACGACGCGCTGGCCGAGTAGCCACCACGCGCTACACATTTTCATACGTATACTGATACTATGAGCAACAACGTTACAGCCGACGGCGTTCGGCGCCGACTCGGCTCCTCTGACCTTATCGACGCCGAAATCGGCATCGCAGAACGTGCTTACGACCAGCGCCGCGACGGCGAGCATGTCGAAGAAGACGTGCGCGATGACGTGATCGAGGCACTGGCTGCCCACCTTATCGCCTCAGGCGCCGAACGGCAGATCGACAGTGGTGGAGAGGGTGATGGCTCAGTCACCTTCGCCGGCGATACTGGGATGGGCCTGATGGCGACCACACACGGGCAGATGGCCGTTCTACTCGACCCGACTGGCCAGCTGGACGGCGGAGAGGACGGCGACAGCGACGACGTGGTCTTTTCAGGATGACCGACTTCGGCTTCGGTTTCGACGGCGACATCGAGGACGTCACCGAAACGCTGGAAGATCTCCGTGAGAACGCAGCTGGCGGCGGGACGTGGTTCGTCGGGACCGATGACCCCACCGGGGCGAGGTCTCCCGGCAGCGCCGACGGCACTCCCGGCAGCGGCACCGACTCCGGCCCTGTGGGTGGCAGTGATTCCATGACTGACGATCCCAACGACCCAGACTACGACGTCGGGGCGATCCAGGAGCGCCTCGACGACAAGGACGAGACGATCAGCTCCCTCGAGTCGGACCTCGAGGAGAAGAAGGCAGAACTCGAAGAGAAGAACGACCAGATCGAGGACTCGACGGCGGCGCGGATGGCAGCAGCACCGACACATCCTCTGACATGACCCGCTTCGACATGGATATCCAGGGCCTCGAGGAGCACCAGCGACAGCTCCAGGAACAGGCCGACGCGTGGAGTCAACCGAGCGGGTCCTGGTACGTCGGAACGGCCGTCTCCTACTCGGTAACTCAGACTGCCGAGTCTAAACAGGACAAAATCGGGAAAACGCTACGCTACACCCCAAGGTACAAGGATTGTCTCTCTGTACGTAGAGTATGGCACGACCGGATGCGGACGGCGAGATCACCTGCACCGGCTGCGATCGCTCACTACCAGGGACAATCGAGTACTTCCACCGACACCGCGACGCCTTCAAACCGAAGTGCAAGGAGTGCCGGAACTCGTCGTTCGGCGTCCACGACTACAACAAGGTCATGGACGTCCCGGACGGTAAGAAGATCTGCTCGAACTGCGAGCGGATTCTCCCGGCCGACGCCGAGCACTTCCACCACACACAGAAAACGAGTAGTGGCTTCACGTCCCGCTGTAAGGAGTGTCGAGCGGACGGCTTCGAGTTCGAAGTCGAACGCCCGAACCGGATGGGCGTCACGCCCGCCGGCCGCGACATCCCCGAGGGCTCATGGTTCTGCCCGTCCTGCGAGCAGATCCTTCCCCTCAATGGCCGGCACTTCTACGAGCGAAGCGACGGTTTCGAGGTCTACTGTAAGCCGTGCTCGAACCTCCGGACGAACCAAGCTCGCCGTGCAGATGACGGCCTCACCGGTCGCGAGTGGCGGTTCGTCAAAGCGAACTGGCTCGTCGGCGGCGTGGTCCGATGCGCGTACTGCGGGGAGCAGACCGAGTCGCCGACACGCGACCACGTCCAGCCGCTCGCCAACGGTGGCGAGACGGTGCCTCGCAACATCGTCCCGGCCTGCGAGGCGTGCAACAGCTCGAAGCACGATTCGCCGGCGACGGAGTGGTACATCGGGTCGGAGATCTACGACCCGGTTCGGTGGGAGAAAATCAACGACCACCTGGAAGGTAGCACGCCGATCCCGAGCTAACCGGCAGACCGCCGGCAGTGTAGAGCGTAGGGGCTGCGCGCGATGGAAGCTACAACGCCCCCACGAGTGTCCTGCGCCCAGTACGGGCGAAAAGGTACGCCGAGCACCGGTGGAAACGCCGGTGAACTGCGGGATAAAAAGCCCGCAGGATAACACCAACTGGTACTTGGAGTTCGG